CGTACGATGTTCCGCCAGTTCCGCCGCCCGCCCCAACTACCAGCGCGGCTCCCTGGCCCTGTGCGCCATAAGCGAAGCTCAGTGCGTCGACACGGCCACCAAAACTTGTGGGTCCAACAGGACTTTGCGCTGCGACGGGCAATGAAGCCAGAAGCAACGCGCCGATAATGCAAAGTGTCTTTTTCACGTCATTCTCCTTGGGCGGTATGCCCGGTTACATTTTCCCTGTAGATTCATGCGGGGATTTTTCAGGATTCAATTTGTCAAGAATTCGATCATAGATAGCCACCTGATCACCTTCAGGACGATACGATTCCCAATAATGCAGGAACATATCCTTGATCGTCATAAGTTCATCCTGTGAAAAATCCATTACATTCCGCCCAGTGCTGAGCCTTCCTCGTTCTCTGATTCACCGTGCTGATGCTGCGGCTCCTCAGACTCTTCGCCAAAGAACTTGTCCAAGGCGCCTTTGGCTTCATCGGCGGTATTGTGTTCGCCATGATCCTCGTGTTTCCCCGCCTCGTCAATCGAGTGGGAGTGGGCCGAAATGCCATCGTGGTGGAAGATGTGGTGCTTGTCGCCGTCCGTTACCTTGTGGCCAAGGTGGGCAAGCATATGCAGATGGTCAGGATGCTCTTCGCGAGTTCCGTCGGGATGTTCCGTGTGGAAAGTCCCATCGCCGTGGTCATGGACGTTGTGAATCTGTTCGCTGCCGCCGTCGCTCTTCTCTTGCTCTTCAGTCGATTCGTGCGGTTTGGTTTCGCTATGCGGCTTGGGAATGTAAGAGCTATTCCGCTCCCCGCCGCGCATCTTGCCGAGTCCGTCAAAGCCGTCTCGCGCCATTATTTTGCCTCACTTTCGGTCGATTCCGGTAATGATTCCACGTTCACTCCGTCTGCCGGGGTTGGCTCTTTCGGCGCTACCGGTTCGTAATTCTCGGCGAGAAGCGCCTCAAACCGGGCCACCAAGTGCGGGTCACGGGGCAGAATCAACTCATCCTGCAAGAGTTGTGCGAATTTGCTCGATGTCATTCTGTGCTCCAATCTCAGGTTGCAACCCAAACGCCGCCTCTGTCAACCGGCGCACATCCGCCGAAGACTTGGCCTTGATGGTTGAATTGTCTATCTTTTCTGGGGGTTGTGTCAAAGGAATCTTGCGGAGACGCTGGATTTCGGCCTCAAGCGTGGAATTACAGGAGGTTTCTTCACTCAGAGTTTTAAGCGCAAAATCACGTGCTTCTTTCAGTGCCTTAATCTTGCGTTTATCGTCCTGTACGCAAATGACCAGAATCGCAACCACCACCAAAAGAACGAATATCACTGCCGCGCTGCCCATGCTGACCCCTTCCTCGGATTGTTGTCCTGCTTCCATTTTGCCATAAGCACACTCTTTGCCGTCATGTCCGCCTTGGGACTCAAGCTCTGATAATACTCCTGCTGCCTCACTTGCAACGGTTTGGAGGCCGGCCGGCCAAAGATTGCATACAGCCCATACCCGGAACCTTGCAGCGGAGAATCCGAGCCGTCGCTCGAACCTTCGATCTGTTCCACCTTCACCGGATCTGACTTCACCAGCGGAATTACCCGGCGCAACTGCTTGCACTTGTCGCTCACCATCCAGCCTGGATACTCCAACGGGTGCCCACTTGCATCCTCTCCGTACCTGATCCGCTTGGCAAGCAATTCCCGCATCAGCGTATCGCGTCCCAGCTTATCTCTTGTGCTCGGCAGCGGTATTGGGATGCCCTCGCGCCGTAGAATCGGCGTCATGCGCTGATTCACAGACCGCATGTCCGCGCCCATGGTCGCTGTTGCCTTACTGTATTCCGCATCGAAAGAATGTGTGAAGTTGATGAATTGCGGAATCTCCATCTTGCCGTGTTCATTCTCTTCAATCGCCCACTCCGCAATGTGCTCCGCCAAGTCTTCCGGCTGCTCGTGTTGGGTGTAAAGCTCATCGTATGTGTAGACTTCCCCGTTCGGACCCATGCAGTGCTTGTAGTAGCTGGCCGGGTGCTCATACCCCCAGTTGCCTGAAATCCAGCGTCGATACCAGTCTGGAAACCGCACACTGCCATCCTTGAAAACGTGGATATTCTCATCCCATACTCCCCGGAAGTATCCGCCAGCCGCTCCCCAAATGCCAAACTTGAGCGCATCGCGCACATCTGCCGGGTACGCCTCAAGATTCTTGAGGAACATCGGATCGTTGGCGAAGATCGGGTTGTCTAGGTACGTTGCCGGGAAATAGTCGTAATCGTCGGGGTCAAACGCTGCCTTTTGGCTGTCGTCCATCCCCCCGCAGGGAATACCCTTGACGAACAAATCCTCTACCCACATCGCGCCGATACCGATGGGATTCCCTGCCCCATACTTGCGAGGCTTATCGCTCACTGGGCAACGATTCCATGCCGCAACACTGCTCCATTGCATGAAAGTGAACTCGCAAAGCTCATCGTAACCCATGTGGAACCATTGCCCCTGCCAACCCCATACATCATGCTCATACTGCATTGACCCAAACTTGGTCGTAGCGCCATTGAGCCATGTGACCTGGTTCTTTCCCTCGTTGTACTGCCGGTAAAGCTCTTTGGGAAACGACTCGCGGAACCTGGTAATAACCGTGGCTTCGAGCATGGGGAATGTGCGCCGGAACAGGATCGTGTGAACTTTTTGCCCGTCCTCGTTGCTGAACTCGTTGCACGCCTGGAACTGCTCCATGAGCATCCCCATTGTCTTGCCGGGGCCTGCGGCGCCGCCCATGAACCCGTATGGTGCTGCCGAAGCATGGAAGCGGCACTGGAAAGGGTATGGATCATATATCTTGCGCGTGTCGATGATGAAGCGGTCAGCGCCGGTCAGCATGGGCTATCCGTGGTAGATGATGAGTGAGCCGGTCGTCGGCGCGGTCGTAAACAGGCCGCGCAGCCATGGCACAGGACAGGAAAGCACCAACAGCGTACCAGCACCTATCGCGGCTCCAAGAGAGGCCCATGCGACTCCAGTAGTCACCGCCGGGTCAACCGGGGCAGCTTGCATCTGTACGGATTGATTGGTGCCGTTGAACACCGTGCAATATGTTGCCGTATCGCCTGGCGCTGGAGCAATGGCCACCTGCTCCGTGGCTAGTACGCCGCTATCAGATGCGGCATTGTTGACCAGCGTGATCTGGTCGCCGGTGTAGAGCGCAGGCTTGGGAGTGGGCATTGGCTGAGTGTTGTAGGCTGGCATAGATCACCTCACCTGTGAGTGTACATCTTTATGCCTCCGGTGGTGTCTGTGATGCACGATCACCAGCACTGCCCCAATGACTACCGCTGCGGGAATCGTGGCGCATAAAGCAGGCTGCTGCGACGGCTGAGGAACAGGTCTGGCTGGAACACGAGGCTCCGGGCCAATGGGATGCTGTGCTGAAAGGCTTGCAGATAGCAAGCAGACAAGCAGCAGTAGAACGAATCGCCTAATCATGGGTACATCCTCCTACAAGTTGTGCACCAGTAGCCATCCGCACGTTGGAATCCGGTATGGCCGGTTTGGTTGCATTTGGTGGGCACGGCAGGGATCGAACCAGCGGGTTCGGCTTTGGAGACCGACAGTGTAGCCGCTACGCTTACGCTCCCACTATCCCACTTGCGAGACCGGCAATCCCGGTTAGGGCATCGCGCAGGCTTTGAGCTGCTATCGGGCATCCACTCCCACCCGCACAGATCACAATGCCACATTTCCCGCGTTACTCTACTCATGGGTACATTGTACCATATATGGGTACATTGCGCCCCTATTTAGGTGGCCGGGGTATGCTCGTGATGATCTGCACCGGGCCTCCACCATCGCCAGTAATGGCCGTCTTGTCGCCGTATTTCGCATCCTCTTTAGACGCAAGCCATTGGTAGGCGCTGATCTTAACCTTCGCAGATTGAGCGTTATCTTCATTGCAACCCTCAGCCTCAAGCTCGATTTTCGTTGCCCATTTCTGGCCCCGGAGTTTATCCGCCCGCGCGCACCTCGCCGCAAATGCCGAATCTTTCTCAATCTCATCTAATACAGTTGTGCGGGCAGGAAGCGTATCATCTTCATTACAAAGGCGATATAAATTCTTTTCGAGCAACCCGGCCACAATTGCCTTTTTAAGCTCAATGGTCCATGGATATTTTGGTCTGCCTGCTTTCATATTTACTCCTGAGCGTGATTATAGCGCGTCTTTCCTTCCACAACACGTCAAGATGCACCACGCTTCCGGTATCGCGCCTTGGCCCTCTTCCGGTTCGTTGCCGTGCATTTCTTGCACCGCTCCGTCCCTGGAACCAAAGGCTTCTTGCTGGAGCAGTAGCCGCACAGACCCTTGGCAACACGTAGCAACTGGTAGGCTCTCTGCCGGGATATGGGTTTGTCGGTCATAGAATCGGTGCGATATTACCCTAACTCCCCCATTGAAGGGGACAACCCCACTCTAAGGGATTCCCAAATCGTTGTCTAGAAAAATCAATTGACTATCCCGGTGTCTTTGCTGTCAGGCGGCGCTACACTTCCACGAGACTTCTCCGCGCGAACATCATAGATTTTCCGCGCATTTCGACAGGAACCCATAAAGAATCTCCTTGCCACGATTTGACGGAGACAAACCCTGTCTCGTTGGGATAACCACTGAAAAGATTTGTCACTCTGACTTTTATCATTTTGATTCTCCTTAAAGAACTTAAAACAAAAGCACTTAA